AGCAATTGAAGATTTACAAAAAGAAGATTATGCGGCTCTTGAAAAAATGGCCAATACCGCTCCAAAAACTATGGAGGATTTGGCTAAAGACCAATTAAGTACATTAAAATCTATCGATGCTGCAATTAGAGGTACTGCGGATAAAACAGGTTTAGCCCTTGCTGGTGGTAAAACAACGACCGGTCTTCAAAAATTTGCAAGAGCTTCGGTATCAAGTGTTGCCAAAGTAGTATCTCCAAAAGAATTAGATTCTAAAAATCTTCGAGCGTCAATAGATAGTGGGGTAGATAAAAATTTAGACATCATCAAACAATATAACCAAGGTCAAATAAATGGGGTACAAGCTACTCAAAAATTAAAAGAAAATTTTGATAGTTTAAGTACTTTTACTAAAACAACTCTTCAAACTTCTTTGGAAAATGCAAATGTTGAATTAGATAAATTAAATAAACAATTTCCATTAATTGGTCAGATTGGGCAAATGGTGAGTGGTAAATTAAATCCACAAGGTAATCAAAGAATTGCTAATACAAAACAAGATAATTCTCAAATTTCACAAAATACAAAAAATTTAGCGAACGTAGCTAAAGAATCTAATACAACAAATAATTTACAAAACACAACAAAACCAATTGAAATAACATTAAATCACAATATTGATTTAAAAACAACAGGTAATGTTGATACTAACCAAATAGTTATGGCTCTTAAAAATACGGATGTTCAACAAGGTATGGTCGGAGCGTTAAAAGAGGCGATGTATAGTAATGGTTTAATGGCTCCAACGGCAAACAAAACACAATTAATGAATAGTAATATAAGTGCGAGTTCATTAGCATAAAATAAAGTACAATCTATTTATAGGTAAATCAGAATATATGGCAGAGAGTTCATTATCATTTGCATCCACGTCTTCCTTTAGAAATTCACTAATGGTTAAAAACTTGGCACCTTACAGTGTTCAGGGAGTATATACCCCACCTGTGAGTCAAGTTAATTATGAAACAATTTTAAGTGTTAGTAATGTTATTGATTCTCCGGGTGAGTTAATTACTAATGGTTCATATTCTAATTTATTATATCCGTTAAATGAATATGGTCCTGATGGAGGTTATAGTACTCAAATAAATTTTAACGGACCTCCTTTACCTGTTGCGTCAAACCAAGGAGAATATAATCCTAATGATACTGTTTTAGATTTAGTAAATGAGTTTTTCATTGATGCCGCTTATATTCAAAACCGATATGGACCTCCGGGAAGTTTTAATGATTTAGTTATTATTACTGATGTTGAGAACAATAATAAGATTTATCAACCTTATTGGGAGCCACCAAGTTTTGCACCTTCGTCGTATTCACCATATAATATTTTATTATCACCAAACCCTATTGGTAGTAATGGATTATTGTCTCAAGATTCGTTTATCGCAAGATTCGGTGCATCAGAGTTAAATTCTTTATTGAAAAAAAGAATTGACGCTGAGTTATTCCAAAACACATTAGGTCAAATCAATTTACAATCATTACAAGACCCTTTTGAGGTTAGTATGATGTTATCAGGTCAACAACCTTTAGTTTATAAAAATTGGAAGATAACAGTACCTGAAAATCCTGTTGTGGCGGCTGCCGACTTCTTAACAAGATTGGCGGGGGCTTATTGGCCTGTTTCGTTAATACCTGGTGATTATTTTAACGATAACAACGAAAATAGTCAAACACAACAAACATCAAACGCGTTAAACACTGTAAATCAATTAACAGGTGGTTTATTAGGTCCAATATTAAATCTTAATAGAAGTGGTTCACAAATATTTTTGGCAAACACCGGTAACGGACAAAGGTCAGTTTTATTTGCAAATATAAATTATAACAGATATCAACCATCGTATGATAAAGATTATGGTTTATTATTTGGTATTGCTCAAGGTTTAGTTAACTTATTAGTTCCAAATATTAATCCGGGTAATGGTACATTAGTTGGGGGATATTATGTTGGAAGTAGAACATCAGAACCTTCATATATTACTTCACCCCCAAATCAAATACCTGTTAACGCATTTGGACAACAAGACCCTTCACCTGTATATGGTCCATCTGAGATGGGTATTTTATATGAAGGTAATGAATCGGCTCTTAGCAATTTTGGTTTAGGTGGAAGGTCTTATAGTGACGGTGGTGGTATTGATGGTGGTTTTGTTTGGGTATCTCCAAAGTATAAACCAAACGCAGGATTCCGAGCAATACCGGGTGGTGGTTCAGGAACAATTGATGAAGATTACCAATTGGTTAGTGGAAATATAACAAGAGATGAATCAACTAATCTTGAATTTAAAGAAACTTCCATATTAGACCAAACTCAAAGATTAATTGACTCGGCTGATGGTGTTACGGGTGAAGCCCGTTTAAAACACGTTGGTAATGCGATGAATCAAATTAGTAAGGTATTCCATGATGGGTATAAAGAAATTACTAAAGGTTCTCAAGTTTTATCATATACCGATAATACAACAGGAGGTGATGCCGGTATAGAATATTGTAGGGTTTTTACTAAAGATAATCCGTATTATACATATAATGATTTACAAAAAACAGATGGTATAACTACATCAGGTAGAAGATTTACACATTCTGTTTTAGATAATACATACAATTTAAATATTGTTCCATTAAGAAATCCGGGGTCAACAAACATTATAGCAAATAATGTTAATGGAACGGGGGGATATGCTAAAAAATATATGTTCTCAATTGAGAACTTAGCTTGGAGAACTTCAAGTAGACCTGGGTTTACTTATGATGAATTACCTGTTTGTGAGAAAGGTCCAAATGGGGGTAGAGTTATGTGGTTCCCACCTTATGATTTAAAATTTTCTGATAGTAGTACCGCTAATTGGAATGATACTTCATTTTTAGGTAGACCTGAGCCAATCTATACTTATAAAAACACAAGTAGAAGTGGGCAATTAAGTTGGAAGATTATTGTGGATAGTCCTTCGGTTATGAATACTATTGTTGAAAAACAATTAAAAGGACAAAATAAAGAAAGAATTAATTCAATAATTGATTCTTTCTTTGCCGGGTGTGTTAAATATGACATTTATGATTTGGCATTAAAATTTAATACAATACCAACAAAGGATTTATATACATATCAAGAAATATTAAGTAATCCAAGATTAACGGATGAAGAGTTAAAGAATGTTAGTGCTAATATTCCAAGAGAAAATTCTGTACCTCAAGGTGGTGCGGGTAGTCCGGCGGATTCTTCACTACAAAAAGCAAATCCTGATACATCTATTGACGATTTTAAAAAGAATTATTCACAATTGGCGTTTTATTTTGATAATGATATTCCTGACCCTAAATCAAATGGGGTTGTGTCTTCAGTACCGTATAATATAACCTATTCTGATTATACCACACCATCAAACATTACTAAATATGTGGATACCGCAAGTGGAATATTTAATGACGGTAGTGTTAATAGAAACGTAAGAGAATTTTTTGATAATATTGTAATATCAAATTATAATAAAATTGCTCTTAATGATAGAAACTTCATTGTTGATGCTTATAACATATTAAAAGAAAAAAAAGGTACTATCAGTATTCAAATGGTGGGTTCGGCATCTGCAACAGCAAGTCCTACATATAATGAAAATCTTTCTAAACGAAGAAATGATTCGGTAATTCAATTTTTAAAAACTTATAAAATTGGGGATGCTAATTTAGCTCCATTTTTTGAAGATAAAACATTACAAATTACCTTACAAAGTGGTCGAGGGGAAGATATAGTTATTCCTCAAGGTGAATCGGGAAGTGGTTCTCAAGTAGATTGTAGTAAAGATATTAAATCAAATACAAACACAACGACTTCTAATAATTTAGCACAAGTATTTTCAACTGACGCTATGGCATGTAGAAGAGTTAAGATTAATAGTATTCTTGTTACTCCAACTGTGACAACTACAACAACAACTCAAAAAGTTGAAATAATAACTCCTGAAGTAACTGATACAACAATTAACACTATTAAACCTGTTCAAACTGTAGAAATACAACAAAAATTAAAAGAAGGTATTGGAAAACGAATTATTAGACAGTTATTAACTGAATGTGATTATTTTGATGTTATTAAAGAAAGTAATCCTATTCTATATGGTTCTATTGCGGATAAAATTAGATTTTTTAATCCCGCATTTCACTCTATGACCCCTGAAGGGTTAAACGCTAGATTAACATTCTTGAATCAATGTGTTAGACCTGGTGAAACTATTCCTGTTATTGGTGCTGATGGTAAACCAAAATATAATGATGCGGTAAATACTGCGTTTGGTGCACCACCGGTTTTAGTATTAAGAGTTGGCGATTTTTATAATGGTAAAATAATTCCAAAAACAATTTCATTTTCATATGAGCCATTAATATTAGATATGAATCCTGAAGGTATAGGTATCCAACCAATGATTGCAAATGTTAATTTAAGTTTTGATATGATTGGTGGTATGGGATTAGCTAGACCTGTTGAACAACTACAAAATGCGTTATCATTTAATTTCTATGCTAATACTGAAATTTATGATGAAAGAGCGACTTGGACTGAAGACACTTCAGCTTTGGACGCTAAATTAGTTCAGTCAATATTAGATGCTCAACCACCGGTTACGGTTAATAATGTTCAAAATGATATTGTTAACGATGGTGGAAATACTATTGGAGATATATTAACAAATATTCCGGTTACTAGTGGTCAAACAGGTGAAATTACCTATATGACTATTATGGATAAAATATTAGATTCAACACAAGAATATTATACAAATATCTTAAATCAAAGTGATAGTATTGTTAAATCTTACAATTATGGTGTTTGGCAGTTAATTACTCAAGATAGATTATATACTTCCGGAGAAATAACGTTAAATTCTAGTAGTGTATTGGCACCAATTTACGGTAAACCTGAAGGTGTTGAAACTAAAGTTGATTCGTTATTTACTACGTTTATCTCAGATATAAATGCTGACAACCCTACTAATAAAAATTATATCATATCAAGATTAGTTGGTTTTAAATTTACAGATGCAACAATTCAAAGAGTTAAGACAAATATGAATCAATATATTAACACGTTAAAAGGTGATTATAGTAGTGGTTTGTTTACTAAAATTCAAGAGATTGTGGTTTTAGAACAAAATATGGTTCAAATAATTAGAAAGATAAATTTAGTAACAACAAAAACTGATGGTAAAATTTTAGATACGGGTGTTCCTCGTGTTTATACTATTTCAGGAACTACTGAAGTTAATACGGCTAGTACTGGTGTTTTGGATACGTATCAAGAATTATGTGATGATTATCGTTTAGTTGGTGTTAGATTAGATGAGTTTAATCTTTTAATGGATGCTGAAAAAATAATTACAACTGTTACAAACCCGTATGATGGTCCGGGACAATTTGACCCAATATCTAAACAATTTGAAACGGCATCAGTTGAGGATAAACGACAATTCATGGTAATGGCTCAAATATTTAACGATAAAAATAAATTAACACAATTTATAAACACAATTATTAGTGGAGAATTAAAGAATGATAATAAATTAGTTAGAAAATTTAATAATATTTGTGATGATTTTGCGGATTTAACTAAAAAAGAGTTAGTTGCTGAACAAAAATTTATTAAAACAATTAGGGATAAAGAATCGTATTCAAAATTTGTAAACCAACCAGCTTATCCTAAAGGTAAGTTAAGAAAGTTTACATACACAACAGTTCCTGACCCTGCTACAGAGACACAACAAAAAACGGATATTGCTAATTTATATAAAACGGTTAATGTGAATAACGACCCTTTAACTTTTGATGGTAAAATAAAATTTGATTAATTATGGGTACTAGAGATTATTATAATAGATACAATAATTTTATTGTTAATGGACGACAAACAGTTGTTCCATATATTACTCTGCCAAGTAAATCCACTGATAAGAGATATATTTTCAAAGTTGCTCAATCTAGATTAGATAAAGTTTCACAACAATTTTATGGTGCTCCTTACTTTGGTTGGTTAATATTACAAGCAAATCCAATATACGCAGGTCAAGAGTGGAATATCCCTGATGGGGCTATCTTGACAATCCCTTATCCTTTAATAGCTTCATTACAGGATTACAACAATGACCTAGAAAATTACTTCTTTTATTATGGTAGATAAATCGGAAAATATATTAGTTGAGTTTGATTATAATAACATATCAATCATAGACCCAAATAAAGTCATAGACAGTGACGGAAAAGTACAAGAAAGATATGTGAAACAAGAAAATTTAGTGATGTATGCTAATTTAGAGTGTAAAGTATTGCCACGAACTAAATTAGCACTTGGTGTTGCGAATAACGACCAAGTACAAACAGTTTCAATTGCCAGTATTAATTTTTTAAAACCGGGTGATAAAACATTTTTAGATAATTCATATACTGATGAAATAACAGGTAAAGATACAATTACCGGTAATGGTGTGAATCAGCCAAAACTAACCTCTGTTTCAAATCCAAATAAGAGTAGTGATTTTTATATAAGACAAACAATTAATTCAGGTGGTAAACAAGCGTCTGTTGATAATGGATTATTAGGTATTACCTCTATTAATATTAGACAAGGATTAGATTTTCTACCTTCAATTACGATTGAATTAGAAGATGTTAAAGGTAGAGCGATGTTTGAGGCGGGTGATAATTCACCATACGCGGCATTTTTTAATTTACCATATCCAATGTTCCAATTAACAATAAAAGGATTTTATGGTAAAGCTGTTAAATTACAATTAATGTTACAAACGTTTTCATCAAGATATGATACATCTAATGGTAATTTTAAAATAAAACTACATTTTTACACATACAAATACACACTATTAAGTGAAGTGCCTATGGCTGCGTTAACGGCAGTCCCTCATATGTATCAATCTAGAGTTAATATACAAACGACTAAAGGTGGGGCTACCAACTTTTCAAATGTACAGGATTCAATAGTTTCGAGAGGTTATCAAAAAGTTAGAGAGTTATATAGTGAGTATAAATCAAAAGGGATGATACCTGATGATTTTCCTGAAATAACTGTTGTACAAATGAGAGATAGAATTGAGAATTTTATTAAAAACATTTTAACATCATTTTCACAACAAAATTTAGACCCATTAACTTACGTTGAGGAGTATCAACGATTATTAGGTAATTTGGATAAAGATGTTTATGTTGGTGCGGGAACTTCTTGGTTTTCTAAATATATGGATACTGAGAATTATTTGGTTATGAAAGGGGTTAATGGTCTTACTGAGGGTAGTAAAGTTTATACGTTTAAATCTGAAATTAATACATCACAAAAAAGAAAAAATGCTTTAGCGGAACTACAAAGTATTATTAGTGATGCAAAAGAAAAAATGGAATCAAATACTGTTTGTGGTGTGGATGGTAAGTATACTATTGATGGTAAAACGAACACAAATTCAAAAGTACCGTTCAAGATTACCCCAAATATATTCCCTATTGATTTGAAAGAATCTGATGTTAATATTGACGAAACTTATAGACAAAGAAAAAAACTATCAACACAGCCTACACCATTACAACTTCAAGAGTTTAAAAATCAATTAGCGACTGAAGGTATTTTTAATTCATTAACGATAACCAATACTAAAGGTTCTGAAGAAAAGAATTTTCAATTTTATATATTTGAAGGTACTGGTAGATTTGAGGATTTAATAAATCAAATGGGTAAATTAGTTAAATCCGTTAAAGAAAATATTCAAGAAGAATTAACGGAGGCTTTAACTAATTTATTACAAAAGAAAGATAACGGTATTGGGTTTGTTCCAAATATCCGAAATGTTCTTGCGGTTATATTTGCAAACGGAGAGGCATTTTTAAGATTGATGGACGATGTTCACGTTCAAGCTTGGAATTTAAATGATACGCAAATTAAAGCTAGAAGGAATTCTATTTTAAATCCTGAAACCGCAACTGCTTGTGTGGATAACGTATCGTCAGGAGATAATGAAACATTACCAATATACCCGTGGCCACAAATGTTAGTTGCGACATCAGGTAAGGATGGACGTGAAATGTTTGAATTAACTTATCCGGGTGATAAAAATGTTATAAATCAAACGAAGGCCTATCAAACAGATTTATGGCCTGAAGTAGAATTTGTGGAAGAATTTATTAGAGCGACAACTCAAACGGTAAAACCACCTGCAGACCCGTTAACAACTGAAAATCCGTTAACGGATATTCAACGAGTATCATTGGATGCTATTGAATTTCCAATTAGTAATGCTGTTTATGATAACAAGGAAGAGATTAAATATTTTTATGAAATATTTGAAAGAATATTTTTAACATCAAATTATTCAGGTTTATTAAGAAGTAATGGTAATACTCAAGACCAAGATAAAGTAACGGATGTAATTGCTGAGGCAGAAAGTATTAATATTATTCAAAGTTTATCTAACGATAACCCTTTTATTATTAAAAAATTAAAAGAGTTTGGAATTAATGCTGGTAATTTTGAGATATTAATGAGACATATATCTAATGATGGTACAGGTGAAAGTTGGCAAAATTTTATAAGAGGTATTTTCAACACTTCTTACATTAAGAATAAAGTTAATAATTCTAGTTATGAATTTTTAAGTCAAAACTTGTTGAATGAAAATCAATCTCAACCATTAGTTTCCCTACCGGGTGAAAATAATGTTGTTAATTTTATATCAAATTCAACCTCAAGTAATATTTTTAATTTAACTGATACATACCCATTTACAAATTTTACTTGGGTTAAAAATGAATTAGCTAATGGGAATTCGATTTCGGATGTAAAATCTTCATATAATACTACAAAAGTGTTAACATATAATAGTAATAAAAAAATTATATCTAATTTTTTAGATATAACTAATGATAATGATAGAAGACCATTCACTAATTTTTTATTTAATGATATTAAATCGCCAATTTATTTCTTTGATTTAAAATCATTTTATGAAAATAGAAGTTTTGATAAACAATTACCGACAGAGGGTAATTTAAGGTATAATGATTATTCAGGTTTGGTTACTAGTAACCAAACTGTTTCAATGTTCAACACTCCATATTTTATTAATTCAATTCAGGAAGGTGTTAAGAATTTTAGAAATAACGATGAATATCCATTTGTTGCTTCAGCATATTTGTTTTTAAATAGTTTACCATTATCTACCTTAAGAGAAAAATATAAAACATATGAATCAAATTCTGTTACGGATTTAGATTACATTTTTGCAACACTTAAAAAATTTGGTGCGGTTCATAAATTACCATATCCTTGGATATTGAAAATTGGTTCTGTTTGGAATAGATATAAAAATTTTGTAGAAACAGGTCAAGATATTTTGGATACATCGTGGTCAGGATTTAGTTATGTACGTAACTATGACCCGGTAACAAATTCGCCAACAAAAAACTATAATTTGATAATTAATGGTGCTCAAATGGATATTGTGTTAGAAAAAAATACAACATTAGGAGCCGAAACATCTTCATTAATTAATACAGGTTTTTACCCATTATTAATTAATGATTTTAATGTATTTTATCAAGGTTTCCAAATATATTCAGGTTACACCGATACAGATATTCAAAATGGGTTTACTTCAGGAGTTACATTAAATTATGTGCCTGAAGCAATAATTAATATGCCTGAAGGTTTTGACCCAAATAACCCAAAAAGAGATTTAAGAGTTATTCCTTGGTCGGTTTATATCACAACATTGGACCAAACTTCATCATTTATTGTCCCATCTCAAGGTGCGTTAATAAATCAAACAAGTAATGAATGTATTACTGAAGAAACTAATCAACTAAAATATGAGATTACCGGTAATACCGCAATGTATAACGGTTCGGTTAGAATGTTTTGGTCAGCACCTAACTATGGGTATTTTGATATAGATAAAGTTGTTAAACCAACGCCAATAAAATACTTAAAACAAGTATTCAACATTACGGGTAATGACAAACAAGAGAATTTTTCAATTAACGGCAAACAAGACCAATACACTGAAATAAGTGAATTATTTTCAGTATTTGAGACAGAAGTTTTAGATAGTTTTGAAACTGAATTTTTAAATTTTTCAAAATCAATATATGATTTTGATGATGAGTTTATATCAAATACTGATACTGAAACGACAAAGTCATTCAAAAATTTTCAAATGTTGATGAGAAGTTTAATGAAGATTCCAAAAGTAGGTGGGACAAACATTAATACTGAATTAGTTTCTGCAGTTTCGGATTCGCAGTTGAATGTTTTAACTAATATTTTACAGTCATTTTTAAATTATGACGTTGTGTTCAAATATGGTAATCCGGCAAACTTTGATAAAAGATTATTTTATACTTTTTCAAATGCTTTAATTGCTGACCCATATACTTGGAGTAAATATTCGTTCCAAACACCAATTCCATTACCAACATCAGGAGGTACGGTAACATTATCACAATCAATTACAAATTACCCAAATGAATGGAGAGCGTTACAATTATATGTTGGTTTTTCGGAGATACCTCAATTACAATATACAAATAATGGTTCATACATTACAGATTTTTTTGTTGATTGTAATATAGATTTTAGTGTTGAAAATATAAAAACATTCGCACCTATTATTAAAATTTATGCGACTCAAAAATTAAATGATGATACTCTGAATTATAATAAGTTTGTTAATTTAATGAATGATTATATTGCAAGTACGGATAAATTCCAAAGTATTATTATTAATAAATTAATGCCTAAATTACAAAAACAATTACCGGATGTTGGTAGTACACCTGATACTGCACTTGCGACAGCATTAGAAGGTCCTCAAACAAAATTAGAATATTGGGAGGCGTTTAAAGCGTTAAACGATAAATGGATATCAGGTAATGACTTTAAAACTAAAACACTTTTTGAAGATGTTTTATTAATGGATAGGGCAAACAGAAACATTGGGGATAAAGTATTGGTTGATGTTAATAAATTAAAATTTAGATTAAAAGATATAAACCCTAAAACAAGTATGTTGACGTTTGTTCAAACAATTTTAGTTGAAAATAATTTTGTTGTTATGAACATACCTTCATACGTTAACTTTTATAATGTACAAGATGCGGTCAAAAATCCTGTTCCAAAACCAGAGGGGTCTCTTGATTTTGCTAACACGATGTTTGGGACGTTTTTAAATGTTGATTATAGAAATTCTTCAGCAAAAATGGTGTGTTTTTACGCGGGTAAACCAAGTGAACAACCTGATTTTCAAAACAATGCTAATGTAAGATTTAAAGGGGATTCTTTTGACTTAAGACGTGCTAGTGATAATCCATTAATTGAAGACCAAATAGGTAAAACCGATTGGGATAAATCTAATAAAGTTGTTGGGTTTAATGTTGATGTTGGACCGCAAAGTCAATCAATTTTCCACGGATTCCAAATAGACCAAAGTGCGGGACAAGCAACTGCAGAATCTTTACAACAAACTGATGAGTTGGTTAAACAATCTTCAGGTAAAGTTGCGGGTACACAAAATATTTCATTATATAATTTATATAAAAATAGAAGTTACGCTTGTACCGTATCCATGATGGGTAATGCCATGATTCAACCAACAATGTATTTTAATTTGAGACACGTACCAATGTTCAGTGGGGCGTATATGATTCAAGAAGTTAATCATAGTATTGGGCCGGGAACATTTGAAACTGTGTTTAAAGGAATCAGACAAGCGGTGTCAAATTTACCTGAAATAGATAGTTACATTCAAACTTTAAAAACTAATTTATTGACTTCAATTATTGAAAAAAATAAACAAGACAAACAAGAGGCGATAAAAGAAAGTGCTACAAAAGGGAATAATGTTATTAGTGAAACTAATGATACTGTTAAAGAAGCTACAAAGAAAGACGCAAATAGTTCAAAAAATTCTTCACAATGTAAACCAGTGAGTAATTATGAAAAATATGGGAACGTTGATTCCCCAACAACAACTAAATCTAAATATAAAGATGCTATTGGTACAATTATTGCTCAAACCGATGACCAAAGATTAAGATATTTAGTTTTTGCGGCAATTTATTTAGGTTCGTCAAATGGAACTGAATTAGAAACAAAAGAAAATAACTATTCAGGTATTAATTTATTACAATATTGGGGTAATCCGGGGCTTAATTATTTTAATCAACAATATTATTGTAGTTCAACTGATGTACCATATTCAATTTTTTCGGATTTATCTAAACATATTTCATTTTTAATTGATAGATGGAAAGGTAGGGTAACACAGTTACCTGAAATAACGGCAAAAGAGATTGTTAAATTTTACACATTATATTTCTCAGCAAATCAAAAAAATATTGATGTATATAACAAATTGGTTCAAGATAATCCGAGTCAATTAAGTCAGATGGAAACTAGTGTTCAACAATCTATTAACCTATTTAAAACCGGTAGTGGAAATGTAAGTGGTACTCCGCCACCTAATGTTCCACCACAAGGTCAAACAAATCAAGGTATTTTTGAAGAAAGTTTTGTTTTTAGTACTTATTATTTACAAAGACTAAAAATTAATGCTGGTGGTTCTTTAAGTGGTGATTTTTTTGTTTTAAATGAAGGAGCGTTATTAACGCAAGATTTTAATGCTAAAATATACATTAGTGGTCAAATGTCAGATATATTAATTAGTAATTTTACAATAAAGAAAGGTGATAATAAAGGTTCTTTTATTAGTTCTCCTAATTTAATTGAAGCTTTAGAACTTGCTAGAAACCCAAAAACATATGAAATTGTGTTTATTGTTATAGTTGATGCTTTTCCAAACATTAGATTTGTTAATAAAGGGTTTGTTAAAGTAATTATGCCATTAGATTGTCCTGACTACGGATTTAAATATCGTGACATAATTGATGCTGATGATTGGGATGCTATTAAAGATAATATTTGTTGTGAATGTTATAGTAAACCATATACAGGAACGGAAATTGTATGGGACGGAAAACCATGTTCTAGAAACGGAACAAAATGTTAAATTAAATTTTTTCAAAATAAAAGATATTTATAAATAAAAAGATTATGAACACAAAATTAATATTAGATAACTATTTAGGTAAAAATACCAGAAGTACCGAAAAAGATTTGGGAGATGGTTCTAAACAAGTATGTGATTTAGACACTGGAGATTGTTATACTATCAGAATGAAAGATGGTTTAATTGAAAGAGTTGATAACACATTAAATAAAAATAAAAAAATTCAAGTTGAAACCTTAACAGGAGTAAAACAACTATTAAACGGTTAATAACATGAAAAAAATAGACAATCAAATTTTAGAAGAAATCGCTAGATATAATTCTATCAATAAATATATTGTTGAACAAGATGCTACATTACCTCCACCACCTGGTGAGGTTGACCCAAACGCAGCTCCGGCACCGGATGCGGGATTAGCTCCACCGGCAGACCCAAATGTTGCTCCGGCACCGGCAGCACCTGCAGGACCTCAACCTGTTGATGTGGCAAATGACCCGGATGTAGAAAAAATTGGTGATGATGAAAAATCAGAATCAAAAACGGAAGAAATGGATATTACTGATTTAGTGAAATCACAGAAAAAAGTTGAAGAGAAACAAGAAGAGTATTTTAATAACTTATTCCAACATTTAGACAATTTAGAAACTAAATTAGGTGAGATGGATGGTATCATGACTAAATTAAATGATTTAGAAGCTAAGGTTGAAAAATACAGAGAAAAAACTCCTCAAGAAAGATTAGAATTAAGAACATTAGATTCAGGACCTTTCAATCAAAAGTTAAGTCAATTTTTTGATGATAAAGAGGAAGATATGGAAAAAACAGGAAAAAATGAATATGTTTTAACTCAAGACGAAGTTGAAGATTATTCACCAAATGAGATTAAAAAAACCTTCAGAAATTTTGAAGACGAAGTAAATCCATTTAGACAAGTAAGATAATTTTAACGGTCTTCGGACCGTTTTTTTTACAAAACAATTTGACAAACACACGGCTGACACTTATACTTTTATAAACCTTTAAATATTTTAAACACTATGGCGACAAATTCATTAGACGCAGTTTTGGCTCAATACGAGAAAGCAAAACAAGGTAGTACTTCTTCTACCTCAAAATTTACACAAGAAGAAAGAATGAAAAAATACTTTGCGGCAATCCTTACTGATAAGGAAACCCAAGGACAAAAAAGATTAAGAATCTTACCAACAAAAGATGGTTCTTCACCATTCAAAGAAGTTTGGTATCACGAGATTCAAGTAGACGGAAAATTCCAAAAATTTTATGACCCGGGAAAAAACGACAACGAACGTTCACCTTTAACTGAGGTTTACGAAGAATTACGTTCAACAGGTAAAGAAGCTGATAAAAAATTGGCATCAAATTACTTATCACGTAAATTCTACATTGTTAAGGTTATCGATAGAGATAACGAAGAAGATGGTGTTAAATTTTGGAGATTCAAATCTAACTACAAAAATGAGGGAATCTATGACAAAATCATACCTATCTACAGAAACAAAGGTGATATTGCTGACCCTGAAAAAGGTAGAGACCTTATCTTAGAATTAACTAAGGCAAAAACTCCAAAAGGAGCTTACTACACTGTTATTCAAACCGTTATGTATGATGACGCGGCACCTGTTCACGAGGATAAAGAACTTGCGGACTCTTGGATTAACGATGAATTAACTTGGGAGGATGTTTATTCTAAAAAACCGGTTGAATACTTAGAGGCAATTGCGAGAGGTGAAACTCCAAAATGGAATTCTGACAAAGGTGGTTACGATTATGGTAATTCAGACGAAGATGAAATTTCATTTGGTGGTTCAAAACCATCAGGACCTGTTGACCCACAAGCGGACGATGAAGGGGATGATGATATGCCGTTCTAATCAAAAAAAAAACTAACTTGGACAATTAACTAGGACATCAACTAAGACACGATGTCCTAGTTCTATTAAAAACTAACAAAAACAACAATTAACTTGGACATATGGGGATAAAAAAGAAAACCTTCTCAATGGAGGATATTAAAGGAAAGTATTCTACTAAAACAAAATATAAAGACGAGAGTTATTATAATTGTGGTGAAGCTTTTATGGAGGCTTGTGGTTTACCGGGACCTATTATGGGTGGAATCAATATGTTTTTGGGGCATTCAAACTCATCAAAAACAACTGCGATGATTTTAGCGGCGGCTGACGCTCAAAGAAGGGGTGATTTACCGGTTATAATTATCACAGAGAAAAAATGGAGTTGGAAACACGCGGTTGAATTAGGATTACAAGCAGAACAAGACGAGGATGGTAATTGGGATGGTCATTTTATCTTTAATGATAGTTTTGATTATATTGAACAATTAACCGACTATATGAATGATATATTGGATGCCCAAGAAAGTGGTGATATTCCTTATAACATTTTATTCTGTTGGGATTCTGTTGGTTCTATTCCGTGTAAGATGACTTACGAAGGTAAGGGTGGAAAAATGCACAATGCTGCGGCACTTGCGGACACAATTGGTATGGGTATTCACTCAAGAATCTCTAAAACAAAAAAAGAAAGTGTTCCGTATTATTCGACTTTGGTTGTTATCAATCAACCTTGGGTAGACCTTCCGGACAATCCGTTTGGACAACCTGAGATTAAAGCAAAAGGTGGCGAGGCATTATGGTTAGCGTCAAGTTTAGTATTCTTGTTCGGTAATCAGAAAAAAGCGGGTATTAACCACATTACGGCAACCAAAGGAGGAAGAACGGTAGCTTACGCAACAAGAACTAAAATATCTGTATTGAAAAACCACGTTAATGGTATTTCATTCAAGGATGGTAAAATCATTGCGGTACCACAAGGGTATATTAAAGACGACAAATCGGCTTTAGAGAAATACAAAAAAGAATATTCAGAATTTTGGAATCAAATATTATCAGGTGACGGAGAAATCGTCTATAAAGATATTGTTTCAAAAGTAGAAGAAGAGGACGAAGACTAGTACTAACGTAAACAAACAAAAAGTGGTTAAAACACTATTAGTGGATGGTAACAATTTAACAAAAATTGGATTCCACGGGGTTAAAGATTTTTTTAATAAAGGTAAACACATAGGTGCCGTATGGCACTTTGTGAATACCCTTCGTAGACTTATAGACGAAGAAAACTACGACAAAGTAGTTGTGTTTTGGGATGGGAATGATAATTCCCTAACCCGAAAAACATTGTATCCCCAATATAAAGAAAAACGTAGAGTTACAGATGACTTTAAGGACCAATCTTTTGAAGAACAAAAAGAGAGGATTAAAGAGTATTTGGAAGAGTGTTATATAAGACAAATAAACGTCGAAAAAAATGAGGCGGATGATTTGATTGCATATTACTGCCAAATCTCGGAGAACGAACAGAAAACGATTTTCTCGGGGGATAAAGACCTCATCCAACTTATCTCGGACAAAGTGTCGGTGTATTATCCAAAAACAAAACAAACTTATCGAAATGGTGACAAGGTGATGTTGGAATATTATTATTTCCCACATCAAAATGTTCGCACCTATAAGATTTTATCGGGTGATAAATCAGATAATATTGATGGTATTTCCGGACTTGGTGAGAAAACACTTATAAAGTTTTTTCCTGAGCTACTTGAAAAACCGGTTTCGATTACCGATATTTTAGAAAAGGCGGAAATCTTACTAAAAGAGAATAGAAGTAATAAGACCTTACAAAATTTATTATCGGGTAAAACAAGAACCGGGGTTTATGGAAATGAATTTTTTGAAATTAATAAAAAAATTGTAGATTTGTCAAATCCTTTAATAACTGATGAAGGAAAGGAACTTGTTGAATTATAT